GAATACCAGTTCAGTTCCTTGATGGCATCCACGACACCATTGCGGACGTTGAAGGCCAGAGACTTCACATAGTTCGTAGCGTCTCCGCCCCCGCCTGCATCCAAAGCTGCGCCGGTAAACTGAATGGGCTTGACGTAGCTATAGAAACCCACGATAGCGCGGTTGACGCGCTGCGAGTCGCCAGCCGGTAGCGCTCCACCATCGCCGTACCATGCGTGCTGACCGTTCCCTGCCATGTGGACAGGGATTTCAAGGCCGCGGTTGCTAATCATGGTTCCTGAGCCCTCGAAAACATCGTTCCAGAGCACGGCGGCTGTATTGAACTGTTTCTCAATTCTGGGATTGAAAACTACTTTGAAAATAGGGTCTGCGGCGGATAAATCGAATTGCGCCAATGTGGGCCTGCTTTAGCAGGCTGCTACTTGTAGGCCGACTTCAGTTCCTCGGGAGAGATGTTTCCCCAAATCGGGTCATGTCCATGACCTTCTTGCTTTGAGGAAGCGCTGCCGTTGACGTTCTCGGCAGCGGCGGGAATCTCTTTTACGCCTCGCGCTTCGACTCCAGCGCGTGCGGCGTGCTCGGCGGTTGTAGCAGCTTTGGTTTCAGCAGTAACGAGGCTCGCAGCCTTCGAGAAATAGGTCGGCACATCCACGTACACGCCCGAATTGATTCTCTTCGCGGCATTGCCATCCGACCAAAGCAAGCGTTCTGCCTTGAGGCGAATGTAGTCTTTGTCCTTGTCCGTAACGCTCGCCGGGAGCTTAGCAATCAAGTTCTCAAAAGTGGTGTTGAGTCCACTCAAGATGGTCTTTTGCTGTGCGTCCGTTCTTTCCTGCGTGCGTTCTTGAACGAGAGAATCGACTTGCCGCTGGAGCTTTTCAATCATGGGGTTGGTAGCCGAACTGACAGTCCTGCTCTCACTGCCATTGCCGTTAGATTTTCCCTCACGCACATCGGACGGGAGGCGATTGAACCAGCGGTCGCTGACCTTTTCGAGCAGCATTTTATGCAGCTCGGGGTCATTCTTCTCAATTTCATCCAAAAGCAAATCGGGATTGTTCTTGAGAAGCATCGGGAGGTTTTCAAGGGCTTGCTTCGCGGCCTTGAACTCCGACGCATTCTGGGGAGTAATCCCCATATCGACCAACTGCTTGTACGCCTCTACATCCGTGTCTGTGAATTGGGGCTTGGTTTCCACCACTGCGGCAGTTTCAGCCGCCTTGGTTTCGGTCGCTGTCGTTTCAGCAGCTTTAACGGTGGTCTGCTGAGTTGCAGTGCTCTCAAGCTCCTCGAAGGTAATCTTGTCCACGTTCCACCTTTTAGACTACAAGTCCATACCTGTCAAGCAAATTCTCAAACTGGCCCACCTTGCAGCCAGATAATCTGCCCGGTTATCACTTGCCGCACGAAGTTGCCGTCATCCATAAACACTAATGGAACAGGGTAAGCCATGATCGGAGGTACGGGATTAATCCAGAAGTCCTCGTCCGGCTGACCGAACAAGGTTGGTGTTTGCTCATCCTGCCACGGCTGGAATGGAGCAAAAGCAAATGCCGTTGGAGTTACCGGGTTGACCCAAAAATCCTCATCCGGTTGAAACGCTATAGGCTGCGGGACAATGACTTCATCGTAGGTAAATGGAAGCGTCCAGGCAGGCCAGAGTTGCGGAGCTACGCCGCTCACCCAAAAATCTTCGTCCGGCTGGCCAAGGAGCAATGGATACTGCTCGGGGTCGGGCAGATAAAGCGGCGCAAGCGTTAATGGAACGGGCGCGACTCCGCTAACCCAAAAGTCCTCATCGGGTTGCGGGAAAAGCAAGGGGGTCTGTTCGTCCTGCCAAGGGCTGACAAGGGTGAAGGTGAGAGGGGCTGGAGCGACTGGATTTAGCCAGAAGTCCTCATCGGGCTCAAAGGCTCCTGGCTGCGGGACGAGAGAGAAATCATCCGTGAATACGAAGGGAACGGGATAGCTTGAAACCGGCGCGACAGGGTTCTGCCAGTAGTACTCCTCCATCCCGCTGAAGAGAGCCGGTATTTGCTCGTCATAAATCCATTGCTGCGGATAGGTAAGCGAGCCAGGGACAGGTGAGACAGGGTTTTGCCAATACTCCTCGTTTGCGGGCGCATAAAGTACTGGAGTTTGTTCGTCAAACGTCCACTGTTGCGGCCACTGGAAAGTAAGCGGAACTGGCGGAACGGGATTGTTCCAGAAATCTTCGTCGGGCTGCGGAAAGAGAGCTGGGGTTTGTTCGTCAAATATCCAAGGCTGTGGATAGGTCAGACTTAGCGGGACTGGAGGTACTGGATTCTGCCAGTACTCCTCATAGGCAAATGGAGCTTGTATGGCTGTTGAATGACTCTGGTACTGCGGGACAATCCAAACGATGTTGGCCAGAGCTATGCTGACGAAACACTTCTGTACTCCGCCAAACCAAGCATCATCTTCAAGCAGAGCCATTTACCACGCCTTCAAACTGAGGAAACTTACGCTCGTTTCCTCGAATATCGCAGGCGACTGCTCCGTAAAAAGCTGGCCTTTGTCCAGTACTCCCAAGCCCCAAACACTTGCTCCGGTAACGCTGCCCATCCAACGAAGCGTCGGAGAACCTGCCAGGAAAGAAATGGCTGTGGTGGTGAGCAGGCCGCTGGTTGTCACGCCAAGAAGCCATGAAGTCAGATTGTCCTGAGAGTTCAGAATAACCGTTACCGAGGCTCTTGTTGAAGGCGCGGTTTGCAGGAGCCCGGTATTCTGCACTCCCACATCCCATCTATTCCCATTGGCATCGACAAGCGTAAAACTATCTGAATTTGGCCCAAACGGAGCTAATGGGTAGTTCTCTTCATCGCTGGGATGCCGATAGAGAATCATCCCCAGATACTCACTATTGGTTCAAATTGTTGCGAAGTTTGAACCTTGAAACTGTCATCCTCAAATACCAACCCTCCAGCGCCCGTTCCAGCAATGGCAATGATGCTTTGTTCTACGATGTCTGTCCCATTTCCTGTGGCCGTCGCTATTTGCGTCCCGGTACTAGAAACGGATAGGGATTCACTGAATGCCGCGTCACCGCTAGTTGAATTGTTGGATTGTTCGACCTGCGCGTAACTTCCGCCGTGGGTAAAAGTGATGTTGTTTATATCGTCGTAGAAAAATCCGATGATGAGATCGTTAGCAGTTGTTGTAGTGCCGGAAGTGGACACCGACATGGTTGTGGATTCAGTATTGCCTTGAATGTCGCGTGGGCTGCCTGCTTGCCCATGAACCTCGATAATGTGGAGGTGTACGTCTACGGATGTGCCTCCGGCATAAGTCACTGTCACACTGACGGAGGTTTGGCCTCCAGCGGCACTATTTACCGCAAAAATCGCTGTTTGGCCATTGTTGCTAGAACCAGCATTGGCAGAGTTAGCCCAAGCCGTAAACGTCTCACCTGTCATGGTTGGCGTATTTATAGTTACTGCGGAAGCATTGTTTGAGTTATGAGCCGCCCCAACAAGCGCCAGAATCATGTTCCCGGCTGTAACCGAAGAGGTGAAAGTCGCGGTAATAGCTCCGCCGCTGGCCGGATTGATAGCGAACGTGCTTTTATGCTGAGTTATCGTTGGAGCAGGCATTTCACCTGCCGATTATTCCATGATTTGAGCAGACCACTCAAAAGGCTGAGAAACGGGAGCAGTCGAGGAAACAAGGTCGATGGAACCTGCCGTGGCAAGAGGGTGAATTGTTTGCATCGCATCGGGGTTAGCGGCTACCCATCCACCAGGACCAGCGATGCCACAACCAAAAATAGGGCCAGCCGTGCGGCCAGTTGCGCCAATCGTCGTGACGGCGGAGAACACTACGCTAGTAGCGGCGGGAGTGCCTACGTTTGTAGGTCGTGGCGTAACTGCTACTCCGCCAGCCGTCGCTGAAGCGGTCGTCAACTTGATGATGCGGAACGCAATGCCGGAGATGGTTGTCGAAGCGTTTGCCTTGCCCTGTACTTGCACCATGAACAGTGAGACGGTGTTCGATGGCAGCGCCGCAGCCGTCGCACAAGTGAACACGCTTGATTCCGTGTTGGTCGTGCCGTTGGTGGTCGAGTTGCCAGCCGTAGCCAAAGCTAAATCATAGACAAATGGCATTTTTGTTTCTCCTCAGTTTCTTGTTTCAAATTATTCCAAAACACTTCGTCGGGAACCATCAGATGATTTGGGATGTCGCCGTACTTTTCCGCACAGGGATTGCATAGATAGAAAGCGAACTCTTTTGAAAGGTCGGTACGGTTAACCCAGCTTTCAAATTTCCCACAATTAGCGCAGTAGAGCCGGATACGTTCGATGCCAACGCGAGAAGCGTTCCAGTCGGTAGGAGCTTCGCGCGTCAAACAATTCGGCAGGAGTTCGGGCATTTCTAGTCTTTCATACTCTCATGGCTGCGTATAGTCAACGAGAATCGCAATCTGATTTGGACTGCCCACGACTCCGGTAATCATCACTTCGAGCTTGTCGTTGATGGAGTAGGCGGTATTTTGCACTGCTCCGCCGTCAATCCAAGTAGCCGCTGAACCAATCGTACCATCACTGGCGAGATGAGTCAGAGCGCCGTTTTTACGCGCGTTGAATGTCGAGCCTGTTCCTACATCCTGATAGCCGCGCACGTTCGTCACAGTACAAGCCACGGGAGCCTGCCAGGTGATGATGTTGATGGGTACGGTGGGATTGAGCATAGCTGCGCCACGATTGAAAACTAGCGTCAGCGAGCCGGAGCCTTCAATCGAAACCCAGATATACGGGTTCATGGCCGTGCAGCGTTTTACCAGATGGTTGGCAATGTCTACCCACAAATCATCGGTCCAGGGAATCGGGCTGATAAATCCGCTTTGCTGGTCGGGAGCATTGCCCTGTTTATAAATGCTTGGCGGTCGGATTGTTGGGCTATTGCTCATCGCAAAATTCTCTCTCGCGCAACTACATGAGGGACTAGCCAGCCCCAATGCCCATCAGGATAGAGTTCCATCTGTTGCTGACAATCCTCGTTGGAGCAAACTAGCGTAGCCTGTGAAGTAGTTACGGGGATAAACCGCAAAGCCTCTGTGTAGTCCGACTGGCAATAAGGGCAAGAGATATTGGCTGCGGGTGCGCGTTCATTCACAACTGAAGGAACGGCAACAACTAGCTTGGGGAACCATCTTCGCCATAGACTTCTCAGCCACTCAACGAGTGCGCCCATTGCGTCTCCGAAAAATGCCCAATAGCGTCAACTCTTCACTTCTCAGAAAATCCAATACTTCCGCATGGCGAAGGCACACTAGGACCGTCTTTGGCTTCCCGCGCATCTCACTTTGCACTAAATCCAAATAGACCTTTGAAGCAGGGTGCGAGCAAGGGAAGTTGTGCTTCTCAGGCAAAGCTATTTCACAACTATCGCGTTCCATGATGCCTTCGCTGACCCAAGGGCCATCCGCGTTTATCGACAGATGTATACCCATAAATAGTGCGCATTCGTTTGGAGCCACACTGATTTCCTAGAACAGAGGCTTGTTTTGCACTCATTGGCGGAAAGAGTATGAGATAGCGCCTCAAATCTTCCGCCCTCTGACGCTTAACGATAAGATATGGCAGCACGCCATTAAGGAAAATAAGAACTTCTCTTTTCGCTCCGTAATGGAGCACGTTGCAACGTTTCGTGCCGTCCTTCCTGAAACCGCTTTCTTTGACGCTGAATTTTGAACGTCTCATTCCTTGCTCACCGAGGAATTTGGCTATTTGGTTTAGAGATTCCAAGTCATTCTGATAAATAAATACCCCATGACCGCGCTCATTGATGTTGCCTTCACCATCGAAAAATCCAGCAATATAAGCCCAATTCATCATCGGCGGTTTCTCCTACGCTGTTGTGCTGAACGCGACATGCCGACATCATTACCTACGTGATGCTGATTACCCGCTGTTGGCTGGCTTTGATGTGGTTTCATGGCATTGCCTTTTTGTTGGCCTGCGTGTTGACGCTGCTCAGGACTGGATTGTGCTCCTTGCTCCGGGGGCTGGCCTCCCGCTTCTTGTCCTCCAGCCTGAATCGCGCCCATAATCTGCGCCATTTTCTGCATGTTCATAAAGTGCTTGAAGAGATGGCCCTGAGCGCCGACTTTGACCTCTGGCGGCTGCTTGTCCCAATCGTCCGAGTTCATCCAATCGCGCAAAGTTTTCGCATGGGCTTGGTCGTTGTCGCGGCCCAGCGTCGGCTCGGGCCATTGCCCTGTAGTCGTGGCTTGCTGAATCTCTTTGGTCTGTACTTTGGCGTCTTTGCTGTCCTCGTCCAAATCCACCGGCATCTGGTAGAGTTCCAAAACCTTGCGGCGAACCTGTGGAGGCAACTGCGGGTTGAAAGCTCCAACAGCAATCGCTTGGTTCAAGTTTTGCTGTTTAGTCGGGTCGAGAGGGATAATTCTCGCTACCCAGCGGATGCCGTCCATCTTCAGCATCTCGCCGCGCAACATCTTGAACTCCCACTGGCCATTATTCCCCATCGTGGCTTGCACGCGGTCATCAAGCCAGTTCTCGCAAGCCAGCTTGGTCATCTGCATGGCCCACAATTCGTTTTCTTCCTTATACATGAGCTGCAAGGGAGCGAGCATCCCTTGAGACTGCGCGGCGGCAATCTGCTGCCCCCCAAAAGTATTAATCCCGGTTTCATGCTGGCCGATGGCTGCCGGACTGACCCCGGAATGGAACTGCATATCCTGTAACCGAGTGTTCTTCCAGTTCCAAACGTCAGTGGAAATCTGCCCTCCAGCGTGCCATTTCACCGCCTGGTCGATGTTCCGCTGACCAAGATTTTTCACTTCAATCATGTAGCCGCCATCGCGGATGATGTTGTTCTTGTCGATTTTCTGTGTATCTGCCAAGAGCAGCGGCATAGTGTTGTAATCCACATGCCGCATGAGCATCCGGTCGCATTCATCAAATTGCATCTGGAGCGGGATAAGATCGTCGTCGCCGTCGCCCCAGAAGCGCCCTTCGACGTGGATATGCTTGAAATGCGTCCAATGGTCATCCATCGACTCATTGCGAGTTTCTAACAAGCAGTCACCGGCTTTCCCGGCATAGAGTCCTACGGGGAATTTCTTCCGTAATTCATCGTCAAAGAAATACTGGCTAGGCCGAATCCAACCTTGGATGAAAGTCTTTTTCTGCTGTGCTACGGCTCTTTCATACCACCCTGGATATTGTGTCGGGTCGCTCGGCAAATCTGGAATAGCCTGCTGATAAACAAGCCCAATGTCCTCGCTGACGTTCACCCCTTCGCCTGCCGTCATGCCTCCAAACTGGGCGTTCGGGAAGTTGGAATGGAGGGCTACGGAATCTACCATCCGCACGCGCAGAAACTCCGGTGCTTCTCTCAGCGTCTTGACTGAACTCCGCACGTAAGCCTCGAACGGCCATACCACTTCGCAAATCTCCTGGCCCTTGGGATAAGCGACTTTCCCTTTCAGTTGTGGGACTTGTGCGGTTTGCGGGGGCGTGTTAATCGGCGGTGCTTGCGCGTCAGGGCCGCAAGCGGGACAGACTTGGGTTTGCCCTTCGCCTTGCAACTGGCAGACCGGACACTGCCAGGAACCTTCGGAAATCTGCACTTCGACATCTTCATAGACCGGCTGGGTTACAAAACCATAGCGAGGGTCGATGGAATAATAGTTGTAGCGGAAAGAGTTTCCAAAAAGTCGAAGATTGATGGCTTCTCTGGCTCGAATAGCGTCGTAGCCAATATTCTCCTTCTGAATATCCAGAGTGGCCCGAGCAGCGCTTGCGACTCCCTGAGACTCTGAATCAGGAGATGTCGGTTGAGCAATAAACTCCGGGGCCGTCTGCACGTACATGGCTGCGCCATAGCGGATGTAGCTCCTGTAGTAGTTTGAAGCGAATCCGTACTCCGCGCTGTTCACTCCGATGCTATCGAAGGAAAACCCGATGTCACTTAGAACGGAATCATGGTAGCCGCAGTAGAAGAGGTGATTGCGGAACCACTTGCGATGGAGCTGAAGTTTTTCGTATTGAAGCTGCCAGTATCTCTGGTCGAGCATCCATTTGATGCGTTCCTCAATGGGACTGCCCCACGGATAGCTGGGGACAATGCTTTCCTTCGACTGTTTCTCCTGCTTGTCGCGGACGAGGGAATCACTACCGCCTTTGAAGAGGCTCGTGACCTTCTGCATTATCCCGCTGACAGTTCCAGCCATTTATTTTTTCGCCATGTATTCTGGCATCCCCGGTATCTTGAACCTCACGCGCTCTAGTAATTCTTTCTTGCGCTGCTCCGTCAGCGGCTCTTTCGTCGCCAGCTTCTTCACTGTTTCCACCAGCGGATGCTCGTCAGGCAGCGGGGTCAGTCCCTTGCTTTCGAGTATCTTGTCGATTAGCCCCCGGTTGGTCCGGTTGTGCTGGATTTGCTGGATGACCAACATCAGTCCCAAAAGTGCGCTTGAGATATAGCAAGGAAGATGCAACACTTTTTATCTCCTCTACCGGGATGTCGTCCCAATCTTTTTCGCTAGGCATGTTGTTTCCTGCACCATTCTGCCTCTTCTGGCGTGAGGATACCTTCTTTGAAGGCTTTCTCAATCCAGTTCCGTAATGCAGCTTTTTGCGCTTGTTCGATGCGCTTGGCATTCACTTCCGCGTCGTCTTTATAGGAATCCGGCATGATGATTGGCACAACAATCTTATTCTCCGAGTCATGGAAATACGCCACGGCATCGCCGTTTTTATACGATGTTTCAAACCTCATGTGATGCTCCTGTCTGGATGGCAGTTTGGACACGCTTCACGTACTTGCCTGCCTCTTTCGGCTGGAACGTGCGTATCGAAGGGCCGCAAATCGCTGGCGCTGAACACCGCTCCGCAAATATGGCAACGCTTCACTTGGCCAATAATCGGCTGAATTACCGGAGCTTCTTTTAGTTCCTTGGCTTCCTGCTCGATTTGGACTTCGAGAGCGGTTTTTTCAACCATGCTTAACCTCAACACCGATTAGTTCGCAATGCGACAATGGCTTTTCAACGACAATGGGTTCAGGACAAGTTAATTTCCATCCATCACCTGCCCATTCTATTATGTGGCCGTCCCAATTATCGCGGATAGCCGACTTACCACACAACGGACAGATTAATTCACCCATGCTTGGCCTTAACGGACATCTTCATCTTCGCGCTAATTTTCGCTTTGCGCTTGTCGGGAGTTTTTCCTTTTTGCGCCAGTTTCATGGCTGCCATAACCAAAGGCTTCATCATATTGCCCATGCCGCTAAGGTCAGCTTGCGCCATAGGCCACCTTGTTGAACGTGTCTAGATAGACCATCGCTCGATGCAGGGTAGATGATGTGTTCAGAAATCCAAGGGCGCGATTACAATTATTGCAAATGACTCCGCGAACTTGATTGATAGCATGGTCGTGGTCAACCACAGCACAGCGACCATGCCTAACAGGGCGTTTCACCTTGTCGGGTAAAATCATTTCGCGCTGGCAAATAAAACATTTCCCGTGAAAGGCGTTCGCAAGTTCATAGAACTGCTCGGGCGTCATGCCATAGCGACTCTTCAGGCGATGGCGAAAATATCGCATGAAACGCAATTCCGGTTTGTCCTTCGACCAGTTGCGCTTGTACTCATTCAGTTTATCTTTCTGCTCTTGCGTCTGTATTCTCACGGTTTTCCCTTAAGGAATTGCTGCCCAATTTGCCAAGTTATCCAATCATCGTCGGTCCATACCGCACAGCAATCCATGTTTGCTGTGGCAGATTGTAACACCCGGCAAGTTCCGACGACAGCATCCCATTTAGCTTCTTTGCCTTGCGTGCGCCAGTAATCGCAATCGTCTCCGTCATTCCCGCCGCCGCAGCAAGTCCCTGATTGTTCAAGGCCGGGTTTAGGAGCATTGACCCATCCAAGTCCCGCATCTTCTGGGTCGAGAAGCGTCTCGAAATATTTCGGGGAGTCCTGACTTGGCTTGCCGTAAAACCAATAGCCGCAAACGGGCCAGTATTCAATGGGGTTTCCGTCTTTCTCGCCTTCGGTGAACTTGTAGATTTTGGTGCGAGGCCCGAAGTATTTGCATCGCCCGGCTTTCTCGAAATACATCGGGCAGTTGAAGCAGGAGCGAGGCTCATCGTGCGCCGATTCAGCGGTGGAGAACATTACTTGCGAACGAGTCAGAATCGGAGGGTCTTTCAAATCTGGCATACTCTCAACGCGGCGCTGGGCGTTCCATTTGGCGATAGCCTTAGCTGCGTCCTTGCCGCCCGATGGGTAAATAGGGAAGCCGCCAGATTCGATGTCGAGGTTTCCTCTGCTCACATCACAACCTTGCTGCCCACTGGCTCGGGAATCTCTTCGCTCACCGCCTGGTTGAGTTCGCGTTGCATGGCATTTAGGGCTTTGGTCAATTTCAGGATGAAAGCGCCTTCTAGGAAAACGGGCGTGAAGTTGGCTTTGTCGATGAAGTCAGTATCTTTTTTGTGCAGGAGAATGCGCCAGCGGTCCTGGCCAAATACAGGGAAAAGCAACTGGCCGTTGTTGCCATGATATTCATAGCCTTCTGGCGGGAGGAGCACTTCAGCGAAAAGCGTTTCTACGAGTTCATCGGGTGTCGGCGCTGGGCCAGTGGGAATCATTGCGGCGGTATCTCCCGTCTTTGTTCTACTCTTTTTCTGGCTAAAGTGAAAGTACTAAATCCTTTGCGGCGCAAAGGTTCCTTCTCTTCGTGCTCTTTGGCGCGCTGCCAGTAGAGGCGACTGGCGATGTCGAGTTTCCTGTTTTCCCAGATTTTAGGCTCTGTGATTTGTGCCGGCAGCGGCCGGAAAGTATGAATCGCGTAGCGCTTGGCGTCGGGACCGTGGCTGTTTTCGTGGGATGGTTCGTTTTTGGCGTTGCCTGACCTATCTTTCGCCCACTTATAACTGCCGTGTTCCCGAATCGTGTTCATGCAGGATTTGGCCATAAAAGAACGCGGAGAACCGGAAATTCTGGAATTAAACGGGTGCGAAAGCGTGGGGTCAACGTGCATGTACTGAGCAGTCTTAAAGAGGCCCGGTTTAACATCCTTGATGGCCGACTGACCGCCTATCCCGTATTCTTCGAGTTCAATCGCTGCCGCGCGCTGGGCATAATCGTAGGCCATGCCGTCAAGAGTTCGGCCTTCCATTTTTTCATGGAACTGTTCGGCAATCGGCTTGATGCGAAGTTCAGAGCCGTAAATCTCGGCAAACTGATACAGCCGCCCATCGGGGGCTATGGAATCGAAAGTGAGCGCCCACGGGTCGCCTTCCTCACCGCCGCCGATGTCCATGCCTACGATCACGGGCCAATCCAGCGGCGGATTCGAGCGGCCATTAAAAATCTCATATTCCAGGCCCGGTCGGTCATCCCAGACGTGGGATTCTTCTGTAAACTCCTTATAAACCAGGTCGGTGAAGTCAGAAAAATGCCCATAAATGAAGCGGTCGGCCCAATCTGCCGGATAAATACTCAGGTTCCTGTTTACGGTGTCGGCGGGAAGGAAAATATTGTCCATCGAGGACGCGCTGATACCCTCAAAAAGCTGTTTCCACTCTGGTTTCCGGTTGGGGTCGAAAAAGTGCTTCCACATGTAGTCGTGGCCAGCAGGGTTGGAAGAAAGACGGAGAATCCGCCGCTGCGAACCAGCCCGGCGCATACGTCCGACTAGCAGCAAAAACACCTTTTCATCGACTTCCGAGGCTTCATCGACGTAGGCGGCGCTAAGGTTCTCGGATTTGATGTGACCTGTGACTTTGGGATCGGAAATATCCAAGTGACGGAAAATGACCGTGTGGCCGTTAGAGAAAACCCATGTTTTAGGCTGTTCTTTCCACTCTCCCATGTCGGCGGGGACCATCGAAAGGAAGTCATTCATGGTGGTGGACTCAAGGGCAGGCATATTAAGACGGCCAATGAGGGACTTCCCACCATGGTCTAGCCAAGCATTACAGATCGCCGCACAGCAAAGAGAGGCAGTCTTAGAGGAACCCTCGCCACCGACGTAGGCGGAGCCAAAGAACTTGGATGTCACAAATTGCTTGGACTTTGGAAGTTTCTCAAGGCCAACTATCGCGTCCTTGAGTTCGAGAATGCCTTGCCGATAGCCCATTTTTACCCCAAAGCGATTTTTACTGGGCAGTCTGGCTTGTGGAATCCTGCATGGTTAACGGGCTCATCTTCGTCCCAACTCATACTTTCTTTGGCTTGGCTACAAAGTGGGCAATAAGCGTGGTTACCGCAGCCGTCGCAACTTCCCCATTCGAGCAAACGGACCAAGGATGAGAGCATGTCTATTCGCCCCTGCATCTTATTGAACAGAGATTCGGCCTTCTTCGCATCTTCAGGCGTGGCGAACGTCAGGCAGTTCATTTCCGGCCATTTTTCGGCAAATCCTTCTTCCATTCCGCCCTCTGTTTCTCGTACCAGGCATCCGTTCCGTCAATCCAGCCCCAAACGCGGATGAACGCCAGCGTCAAGACAGCATACCCTAAAACCACCATCCAGCTATTGTTGAGGTTGTTCATTCGATTATCGCTGGTCCGCCGCACTGCCAGCAGCGCCAGCCTTTTGCGACTCCGTGAACGCAGGTCTTGGTGCCCCTAACTTGCTGTACGGCAACCTGCTCAACATATTCGTGGACAACTCCATCAACCGCACCTTCAGGTGACGCGGCAGGCTCGGCAACTCGCTTAGGCGTACCAGTCCGCCGTCCAGCCACACGTACTGGCTCAACCCGTCGCATCGCTTTGTCGTCACCAGCATCACAGTAGTCGCACTTCTCTCCGCACCTTCGGCAAGCTCCATCTTTCGCTGTATCGTCCTCAAGTTCTCCAAGCAGCGTCTCCCGCGCCCATTCCACCAGCGTCTGGCCCCCGCCACGCGCCTTCTCCAGCATCCGGTCTACCGCCTCGTTCTCCAAATAAACCACGATTCTGGCACGTTGGCTGAATATCTTTCGCACTTCGCAAACCTACAGCATGTCGTACATATGTGTCAAGTGAAATCGCAAAAGTTATGGGGGAAGCTATGCATATGCGAGCGTGGGTAGCCCCTTTTCGGCTGCTTCCCTGCCTCCTGGTACTGTACGTCCTGAGCGCCAATCTATCGTGCTTATAAATCAATAGCTTACGTGTCATATAAAAAGCATTATGTCTCGTAGTGGCGAGGAGTTAACGGGTACGAAACCTTACAATATCGGCTGTTGTGGTGAGTTACTTGGCTGGCTCTGCTTTTGGCGTGTCTGTGCTGACACAAATAGCGGCTGATTCTATTGGCTTTAGCTCGGTAGTACTTGCTACGGTTACATTACCCATAAGCTGGCCTATTGCGAGCGTGAGGCCCGCGTCAGGCTGCCTGGAAGTCTTTGCATTCAAAGGCCATATGGAGTTTTCGAGGACTTTGATTCCTATTGCGCCGTCGTTCTTTTCAAGGCGAGCTTTCACGGCTGCGCGAGCCAAAGGAATCAAGCTCAAACTCTCTTTACGTTCTGCGTCGAGATTCGCGTCAAAGTTGTTTAGTTCCAATATGTTAGTGACGGTATTAAATGCTACGCCTAAGTCTTTCGATATTTGACGCTTGGAGCTTCCATTCGCTCTTTTAGCTAGCACGGCGCTCTGAATCGCTGGGGGCTTGAGTGATCTGGTAGGTTTGTAGGCTCTGCGGGGCTGGGAATCGCTTGGCGGGGCATCCTGAGAAGGGTTCTGACTCATGGCGCTGCCCTTAGCTTTGCGATCAGCGCTGGGATGGGGCAATCTTCCTTGTGTTTGCCGGGCAGTTCATTCATGCCAGATTCATCCCAAGTTGTTTTGGTTGCGCCACATACAGGGCAGGTATAATGCTGTCCACAGCCATCGCAACTGCCCCATTCGAGAGCTTCGATAGCATCCGTAACGTCATAGAGTTTTGACGCGCTGCTCATGGCGCTATCCGTAGCTCTTTGAGCCATTGTTTGTCTTGTTTAGTAAGCTCTAGGCTTTCAGTGGGTTTTAGGCTGTCTAGCAGAGAATCGTCAATCTGTCCAAAGTCATAGGCTCCGCAGTCAGCTTCAGCTAGTATCTTTAGCCAGATTTGCGCATTCTCGCTCACGCTTCCTAGCTTAGTCCTTTTGCTGTGCGCTGGTCAAGAAGAAAACAAAATATCTGCTTAGGACTGAATATGCTTTGCTGAATCAGTCCTAGTCCAGCCCTCCGCTCGCGTGTTGCGCCGGCGCTAGTCACGCCTACGGGTCAGCCGCGTTAGAGCTGGCCCTTTCTGCTTTTGTTTTTAGAGACGGAGGGGCTAGGGCCTAAATTCTTTCTGCTTGCGTTTCTCCTCGGATCGGGCTAGATTGCTGGTACGCGCGGCTGCGGTGGGCATGTAATTCGCACACTTCGAGCCGAACTTTTAGGGCGGGGTGCCCTATACACCTCGCCTTAAACCCTTATAGGGAGGGTTTCTGCTTCACTTCCCCACAACCTATCAGGCAGGTTCACGGCCTCGACTCCTGCTCCAATCGAGGGTGCAATTTCAGTTAGTCGGCTCCATCCCTGATTCCACGCTGGGGTGCGAGTGCGACGTATTCTCCACTCCGCGAGAAGAAAAGCCACAATCGAATCCGGTGGACGGCGCTTTAACGGCAGGTGCCCGAAGTGTGCAGTTCTGGCGTGCGGAGCCAAATATAGGGAAACGTGATTGCCTGACCAGACTCTAAATCATTGCTGCCGCAGGCCGACTTTGTAACTTGCGCTGCACGCGGCTAAGAGAGAGTCAAAAGCAGGGAAACCCCTCTGGGTGGAAGAATTGCAGCCGTGTCTCTTGCCCTTGTTTTCAACAGCCCTAAAAATAGTTTCATTTTGTGCTTGACACAAAAGTAGGCAACATGCTACATTGTGTTCACCATGAGCGACCACCGCATGAGCGAGACAGTACCAGTCAGAGTCACCAAGAAGCGCTACAAGGAATTGCGGCGCATCGCCAAGGCTAACGGGCACACGATTAGCTGGCTGCTGAATTACGCGCTGGACTTGTACTTCCAGTCGCAGGCTCATCCGAAGCCAGACTCTCAAGGGTGAATGGAGGAGAAGAAATGGAAATCGAAATCAAGGTTGCTGAATACCCACGAAAAGCTAAGGAATACGCCGTGCGAGTACTGGACAAGGGCGTTTTTGTGCTTTGCCCATGCCCGTATACGCCTTACAAGGCGCAAGCCGACATCATCGCCAAAGCCTTCGAGGTCTTTATTGCTAATGGCGGAGAGCAAGCCATTAGAGAAGCCGCAAACGAGTTGCCATGAAGGAATGCGCGGCTAGAACAAGCGCTGGCCGATGAAGCCTAGAAGGGAGCAACATCCATGAACACTATGCCGATTCGAGAAGATACGATGCTGAAGATTCTTGATGAACGCGACAAATTGCGTGAATCCAATCGCGCCTTGCTCGCCGCAGCGAAAGCAGTAAAACATCTTGTCAATCCAATGACCGACGAATACGGGGAACTACTGCGGGCTATCAGAAAGGCCGAACAATGACTTACGAAGATTTACTCGCTGAAATCAAATCCTTTGCTCCTTGGCGCGGGCCTGACCTTGCCCACGGCGTTTCAGGCTTTATCCATGCTCCGTTCCGCTGCGTGCATGTCAGCGGCAACAACTCGGGCGAAACACGGGTAGAGACGCTGGACTGCTTGTGCGGAGCGAAGCTGGACTATGCTGCTTTTCCAGCACCAGTAGACCAGCCAGCACCGATGCTGTGGAGCGGGTTACAGGCGTTCAAACGGCATTTAGAGGAAAGGAAAAGCCGATGAGCATTTCTTATCAGGACGAATTGTCTCACAGCACAGGCGAGAACGATTCCGATTGCTGCCGCTGCTCAGGCAATGAAGTCTGCGGTTGCGATTGTCACTATCGGGAGCCTGAACCGCTGGAGGAAGAAAGTTTTATGGAGCGCGACATCCGCCTTGGTACGCTCCGCTCCTTTGCTGCTGAACAGCAACGCTTGGCTGATGCTATTGACTTGGCGACCGCGCTTCTTGCACCGCACATGAAGGAGCCGAACTAATGCCCGACCAAACAGCTACACCGCCTGAGACGAAGGCCAAAAAAGAGCGCAAGCCTAAAGCGCCTGCCATTATCCATGTACCTGCTCCGACCAAGAAGCCTTGGGAGTTGAGCGAGGCGGAAGTCGAGCTGGTGCGGAATCACATCGCCAAGGGTGCGAGCAATGAGGAATTGACGTTCTGCCTGGGTGTCGCACGGCGCTACAAGCTGGACCCGTTCCGTGGACAGATTTGGTTCGTGAAGCGAGCCGATCGGCAACTCGACAAGAAAGACCCGATAACCAAGAAATGGGTCAAAGGCTACAAGTGGATTCCCATCGTGGGCATCAATGGCTTGCTCCATATCGCGGCGCGTGACCACAAAAAGACTTTCGGTTCCATTGGCAAGGTCAGCTATGGCCCGATGATAGAAGCCGAATGGGTCGAAGGATATTGGGGTAAGGATGAACGCGGTGATGCTCAGTGGGTGACAAAGGGCAAGCACAAGATCAAGGTGCCTGAGTGGGCCGAAGTAGAAGTTAAAAAGCGCGGCGACCCAGAGCCGACCGTGGGGCAAGTATTCTGGGAGGAAATCTACCCGAACATCGACAATGCGCCGCTCGTCAGGCAAATGCCCCGATTGATGTTGGGCAAGTGCGCCAAAGCACAAGGAATTAGGGCGGCTTACCCGGCTACCGATGGCCTGTACGTCCAAGAGGAGTTCATGGTCGAGCCCTATGAGCCGAGTGAACAGGCCAAGCTCTCTGAGGCCAAGGTTAATGCCATAGATGAGCGGATTCTAGCCTTCAAAGCGCTTTCCCAAGGCAAACTGCCCACCGAGGAGCAATTATCGCTCCTGGAGGCTGGTATATCGCCGGAAGAGGTACTTCTACAAGCATCCGTGAATGGCGGGACAAATCCAAAGGCTGAGGAGAAGCTCCCTGAGGCAACGGAAGCCTCTGTCCCGCCAGATATTTGGCCGAAAGGTCCAGTGCATTCCACGGAGCGCGGCAATGCGTGACAAGCGGATGGACAGCCGAGCGACCGCCAAGCATGAAATGGTGCTTATCCGCGTAGGCCACCACCTTTGGAACTGGCGTAAATCCGCTATCCGTAAGCATGAATGGGACTTAGCGGATAGTTATCTTAAATGCTGCCAGATTGTATGGGCACTTAAAGAGGAAATCAGGCTCCCTTTACGCGCCGAGCACCTGAAAGCCTGCCAAACACGCGACGAAAGGCTCAGGAATAGCCATTTCAGGAAGGCTTCCAATGCCTAAGTGGGCGGAAGTCAAAGCACGATGGAGTTGGCTCTTGGAGAACTTGAATGACGATGAGCCTGTGCTCTTTAAGCTCCCCCGGCGTGAAGCTCGCAAGCGCATCGAGAACAAAGAGAAGCGACATAGAGTGGTAATCAACGTAGACGAAACGACTTACACCGAGTTCCATGTCTGGCGGGAAGCCTACATGCACACGCTAGGCGAGAATCCTACGCTAGTAGGCCATGCGATAGTACAGGCCATGAAAGAGTTCGATGTGCTGGCATGGAAGCAGGAGCAGGCGGAAGAGGGGGACGTAGATTTCATGCTGAACTGAGACAGGAGCAATGCGACATGAGCGCACTACTTGAGAAATTGGGCTACCGCAAAGCGAAGCTGGAGACTGCTGGCTGGTATTGGCCTGGGCTAGCTTGGTTTGTGGGCAGCTTGCTCGCTGGCGCTGCGCTTGGCTACGGGCTGGCATGGTGGCTGAGGATTCTATGATTACACTCGACGCGATGAATGCGAAACTTGACGCCCTCACAGCAGGGATGAACTCCATTCTCGCCACGCTGGAGCAAGGCAACAAATGGGCCGTAGAGCGCACCGAGGCTATCCAGAAAGAACGCGTCATAAGAGCTGCCGCGATAATGGATGAAATTCGCAAAGTGAGAGAAGACTTGCTGGCAGAGAAGTTGCTGCGCGCGCCTTTGCTTTGCGGAAAGTGCAACAAAGATTTTGACCATTGTAAGTGCTCGGTTTTCGAGACCAAGCCGCGCCCCACTCCCAAGCGCAGCGCACCTAAATTCTACAACTGCTCAAAATGCGGAGTTGAATTACTCTGGAAAAAGAACGCTAAAAAAACATGCGCCACTTGCACTGCTGGCATGGTAGCTGGTCCCAAGCGCAGCGGAAGGGGCAAGAAATGAAGTTTAAGCCCAAATATAAAAATGAATTAGGAAAATTTCCTTGTGACTCTTGCGGAGCGAAGATTGGCGAGCCATGTACGCTGCTTACAAATAAGCTGATTCCGATACCTTGGAGCCAAAGCCATATTCCTAGATGGAAACTTCATATGAATGCAAACCTGAGCGCGGGTGAGAGACTTTTAATGGCTGCGAGGGCTTAGACAAGGGAGGGGGGATTTGGCTGTGCGAGACAAGTTTGAAGAAATGAATGACGAAACAAATAGAGAACCATTCAAGCGCTTAGGTAGATACTCTGGACATGGAGGCAACACACATGACCTACGAACAAGCCAAGCAAGTAGTAGCAGCCAAGTCCAGCAAGCCGTTGACTGATACACAGTGGCAGCTTTTGTTTGAAGCCGAGAAGGTGCTGCTTGCCAATGGTAACACTTCCAACCAGTCAACCTATGACCAGGATTAGCCGATGAGCGAACCTAACGTGTTCGTGCGCGACGGAGATGAAGTGCTGGTGCGTGCCACAGTAGTGGATGCGCATTGGGCCGACAAAAAACTCTACAAAGTCAGATTCACGAAAGTCAGCCTGCCTCTGCAAATTGATGTAGATGTGGAGATGTGGGTGTCCGATAGGCATTTGCGTATGCCGGAGCAGGCATGAGCCATCTACACGAACCCGATGCTGACCGCCATTATATGAATACTCATCTTCCTGAATGCACTTGCGACCGCAAAACAGATTCGAGCAACTGGAATCCCGACTGCGAGATTGATAGTCATCGGGAACAGTACGAAATGCTTTGGAGGGATAGGAAAATGGATGCTGAAAAAGAGCAGATACTTAACTCACTCGGATACGAAATATGGAGTAAAGCGTTGCTGGCGTACCATGAAGAGAAAAGCGGTGCAAATTGAAGTAATAGCGGTGCTCAAATGTCGTCTTCTGCCGTTACTGGAAGCGTCGTCTAAGGCCGTAAGCCAACTAGCGCCGAGAGCCTATCCCGCTCATGCTGCGATTGTAGTTGAATACGAAAACGCAAAACGAAAGGCCATGGGGAAGCAGCCATGAGCAATAAAAACTTTTGCGGTATTTGCGGCCAGCACAGAAACAGGCATGTCGGTCGAGTAGCAGGATGCTTCGGTGGATATGGAACATCTTGGAATCCTGATGGTAAGCGCGATGAGGCTGTGGGAATCATATGAGCCGAATAAGAACAAGTAACTTGGACGAGTCGCTTCCACTGCCGCCGCTCGGTCTAAAGCCTTACTACGAAGATAATTCCTGCGCCATCTTTTTAGGCGATTGCAGAGAGATTTTGCTGCAAGTTGACGCCGACATATTGCTTACTGACCCTCCCTACAATGTCGGGAAAGATTATGGAGTTCACGACGATGCGATGACTCCGGGCCAATACCATGATTGGATTGGCTCATGGTGGTGTCTCGTTCCAGAAAAGCGCATTGTTTTCCCCGGCGTCGGCAACCTATCACTGTGGGCAAAGTACGAACCTGTTGCAACGGCATGTTGGTATAAACCCGGAGCTACGGGCAGAGCTAACCCCTTTCAATGGAACGAGTGGGAGCCAATCCTAGTTTGGGGCTGCATGTTTTCTTGTAGTGATGTTTTTCGTCAGCCTATCAGCGAGCAGTCCGACACTGGGAACCATCCATGCCCAAAGCCGCTAGGGTTGTTCAAGAAAATCATCAAACGCCTGCGAACTAAGGGAACTTTGCTCGACCCATTCATGGGTTCAGGTACAACGCTGCGAGCGGCGAAGGACTTAAGCCGCAAAGCAATAGGCATTGAGATTCACGAGCCATACTGCGAAATCGCAGCCAAAAGACTCTCTCAAGAAGTGCTTGACTTTTCAGGCGAGGCACTCAAATGAAATGTGCTTGGTGCGGGCAAGAATTAAAGTTCGTTGAGTGGAATGAGCGTGTTGGCTCGGTATTCACATGTAGCTGTCTCATTGTTCGCGGGCGGCACCTAGCAGTACCCCAGTTAGGAAGTAAGCTCTACGAAGAAGTCATGGCAGACCAAGCTAGGCCGGACTGGAAGCCGATACTTGAGCAGAAAAGGCTTGACAAGGCGGCGCAATGAGGGGGGAGCCAGTGTTTCGCTATTTCTTCTACCGTAAAATAGTTTGAGAATTAGCTTGACAAACCTAACGCTAGGTTGTAAGATGGGGTTAGAAAGTGAGGCACGCCATGAACGGATACATAGAGCGCATCGAGAAACACGCAGCTAAGTGGGGCAAGGAATCAGCTATCGAGCGCGGTCGCCGCATGGTTTGTTCTTGGGTGCTAGGCCGTGAGTTTGGTGAAACTTGCGAATCTTTCTTTACTCGCAACCCTGATATGGCTGAGTTTCAAGCGTGGTTCAAGGGGTTCGACAATGGCAGATGAGCGATTTATGCGGCACCATTACGGTCCATCTGGATTCGTAGACAAGAGCGAGCAAGAAGAGCATCGCTGTCCGGCGTGCGGCAATACCAAGATTCCAAAGCCTGAATGGTGGGCAGTCAAACAGTTTCGAGACAAATTGATGGCCTATGTGCAGAACCGGAGACTTGAATTTCGGGAGGTTGCAGAGAGCAGTAATAAGCGTGGGTTAGAAGCCAAGAAATTGGCAGCAGAGTGCAGGGAGCTGGCTTATTTCGATGTAGTCAAAGAGATTGAGCGCATCGAAGTCGAATTGGCCGACCTAATAAGGCGTGATGGTATCTCTGAAGTGAGGATATTTGATTTGGTGGCTGAGACTCGCAATAAACTACAGCCATTCCTTCGCATAGGAACATTCGAGACGGGCACCACCCCTACGATCTATTTGGCGGTTGATATTATTCTACAAGAAGCCTTTGAAGCTGCTCGGCATAAATGATATGAGCCAAAACGTTTGTGTTTATTGTGGAGGGTATCATCAACCGGGAGCTCCGTGCAAAATCTTACGTATTGCGAGAGACGCATTGATGGTTGGGCATGCTCAAGCCATTGGTAAGCTCTGCGAAGAAAGTGAGACACCACTGTTAAAAGCAATCAAGTATGCCCGTGAAAATGTGTGGCCTAAGAATCCAGCTGCGGTAGCGTTGGGCAGCATCAAAAGCAAGAAAAAAGCAAAGTCCTCCCGCAAGAACGGGCGCAAGGGCGGCAGGCCGAAGAAAGTAGTTGACCATGCGAGATGAAATCTGGGTTGAGACGCAATGGGTTAAGAAAGGAAAAATCGTGTATCGGCGCGAGCGCTGGGAAGGGTCTGACTGGAGCAAGTGGGAAGTCACTCCCATGTACGACGTGCCCTACTTCATCTTGAAGCATTTTCCGCTTGACAAGGCGGCGCAATGATTTACACTTTCCGCAGGAACAAGTTCCGGGCTGGCTTGCGGCGTTCACACCTAACCCGTTTGCCCGTTGTGAGTCAGCCCCCTTCGTTCCTAGAAGAGCAAACGGGTGAAATTACAATCCTATTTTCTGTGGGTGCTGGATTCGACGCCAGTAGTGCGCTACGAGCGAATCCCACGGTGGATAGACCGAAAGCACCCTTTCTCTTCCAAGTACCGGCAAATGTCCTCAAAATTGACCACGTACTTTGTGACCATCACGAGAGAGTCATTCGCCGCGCTGTGCGCCGAAGCGAGAATACAAATCCAGGCTCTGCTGGCGAGCAACCTGGTCCACCTATCGCTGAGGCAAAATGCATTGTCTCTACCCTGCGAGACATTAAGCCCGAAGCTGACTGTATTTGGGAGCCAGTCGGCAGCAAGCAAGCAGAGCTATTCTCTAAACACGACTCTGTGATGCTAAGGGGCTCTGCCCCTCGCACCCCGAAGTCAAAGGCCCAAGCAAGAGGTGGGATAAACGCACTATGGAGAAACTATGAAAAAGATGCAGCACTGCTTTAACTGCGGAGAGGAACTCGGTTTGTTTGACACTTGGCCGGGAGACCTTCCAACTTGCGGAAGCCGTGAGTGCGAAGATGAAGCGCGAGAGGTTTATCGCGGACGGCAGGAAGAAGCGGAGGAAAGTGCAAGAGAAGATGGGTATGGGCGATATGGCGGCAACGGACCACTCTACTAGGGTCGAGCATGACGAGCGGTATCTAGCAAGGCCTTTCGGGATATTCTGCTGCTGTGGATGGAAGGCGTGCACGAATAGCGAGAGCGAGGCTAAGAGGCAGGAAGCAGAGCGAGTAAAGGAGAACCATGAGCGATCCCGTGGAAGTGAAAACAGCTAAGAGCGTATCGGACAATAGCACCTACATCCAAGCTAAGATTAGCGACGTTTCACTAATCACTGAGCACATGGCGATGGCTATTTATCGGAACATCAGCGAGCAAATTGCCGAACGCTACGTAAGAGAGAACTACGCTCAGATAGCCGCCAAGCTGGACCAGAATGCCATCGCAAATCTAGCCATTGCCGAAGCCTCCAAGAAGATTGCCGAAGAGATTCAGCGCAGGCCGAACGTAGTGCATGAAGTAGAGCGGCAAATCTTCCAGAGAGGTATTTTTGGCGGTTTGAAGCGTGTAAGATAGCGGCGCTCTAGCGGATACAGGGCTGCGAAAAAAGGAGAAGCGATGCGAAACGTAGACAGAGTTCCAGTACGAGGCAAGAAGGGGCAATTTGTGCGCTGGAAGGCCGTCAAAGCGGATAACTTCAAGCTGGTGAAGCTGCCGATCGGCCTGACGACGGCGCTGAGTTCGCTGTTTCGGGGCATAAAGTGACACCAGCACGGCACAAGTGGTTGAGAAGGCGCTGGTATCTGATGCACCGCAAGCTGAATGTAAAGCGGCAGTTTGGCGCAGCGAGATTTGATTTGAGGTATTTTCTGCCGCTGCACAGGAGTTGAGATGAAAGCGGACAAAGAGCTGACATTAGCGGCTGGCTTTGAAGATTTCAGGAGCTACATTGCCCCAGACGGTAGGCAAATTCTCTATGGTGCTGACTGGCTAGCGCGTAAAAAGGCCCTCTGGGAGCGTTGTGGGGGTCGCTGTGAGGCGATCTTGGAGATTATAGGGGTAACACCGTGGCGCTGCCAGCGAGAGGCCCAAGAGCCGCACCATGTAGTCAGGCGCAGCGTAAAAAGAGACGATAGGCTATTGAATCTACAGGCTTTGTGCCACGAGCACCATTCAATGCTCGATGAACGCAAGCCGAGGTGGAGCAAGCATGAATCCTGAAGGTAGGCCGCCACGACCAGCATCAGAGCGCGTATGGAGTAGGGTCGAAAAAACGCCTACTTGTTGGAATTGGATTGGTTCAAAGAATCGTTATGGTTACGGCGTGATTGCGCAACAAATCGAGAGATATAAGTTCAAGGTGCTTTCTGCGCATCGCGTGGTATTTGAAATTGTAAATGGACCAATCCCTGAAGGTAAGCAACTTGACCACCTATGCCGGAATCGCGCTTGTGTTAATCCAGCGCATCTTGAAATCGTAACGTGCAAAGAAAATCTGCTTCGCGGGGAGGGAATCTGTGCAAAGAACGCAAGAAAAACCCATTGCAAGCGTGGTCACGAATTCACAAAAGAGAATACATATATCTACTGGAAGGGCCGCATGTGCCGCACCTGTAATCGAGAAAGGATGCGGGAAGCATATCAACCCCGCACACGTGCTTCTTGAGCGGCATTTACGAGAACTTGGGCTGCCCTTTGAGCGGGAATATCGTTTCCACGCTACGCGACGCTGGCGCTTCGATTATTGGCTCCCAGATGCGCGGTTAGCAATCGAGATTGAAGGGGCCATCTGGACGCGAGGCAGGCATACGCGCGGCAAAGGTTATCAGGCCGACCTCGACAAGTACAACGCGGCGACAATGATGGGCTATCGAGTGCTTCGATTCAGCACGGACGATGTGCTGCGAGGTCGAGCAAAAGCATTTCTAGTAGAGCATCTGAAAGGCCAGCCATGACAGAGAACGAGACAGAGAAGATTTTACGAGAAGGATTAGAAACGATTGCGCGAGGGGAATTGGTTGTAGATTGCGCCGCAGAAGAGTACGCGAGGAATGTTCTCGCTGAAGTGGCCGCCCTCGCCACAGCGATGGACGAGCTCGATCAACAGTTCTATTCCTCTAGTGGCGATGCACGACTAGCGATGATTTGGGAGAAGTTGAAGGACCTTAACGCTCAGGCAGGAGCAGCGCCAGCGGAGCCGAAGCCCGATGGAATACCCGCGGACATCCTTGAGCATGATTATCGTTTGAAGCATGGCTTACCTGTCGCCGCCCCACCCATAGCTCAGGGCAAGCAGGAAGGGCTGACAGCGGAACTGGCGGCAATCACCTGTCGCGGCTGCAAGAACAAAGTTCGCTACGTTCCATTTGAGGATGGAAGCGGAGGCTTACATGAACCACTTGCCTATAAGTCTGACCAATCCTACCTATGTTCATCTAAGGCAAAAGAATTACTCGAATGGCTCCAAAGCGTCAGTACACACATGATGAAGCTCTCAGGCTAGCAGCTTGGCTTGTTGCGCTGACGGGCCGAGAAGATGAGTTCCCTGCAATACTCGACGCAGTTTGCAACACATAGTCAGCGGCGTGAAGAGCAACGCAATGGCAGAGGATAAGACTAATGAGCGTTAAAGTTTGGTTTCCTTTCATAGTCGGCTTTTTGTTTGTCACAGGCATGGGATTGATAACGGCTGGTGTGGTGTGCTGGTTGAAAGGAAAAATCAATGGCAGACGATAGTGCGGTGAAGGCGGCGCGGGAGTGGCTAGACAAGGCCGGATTAGGTGATGTGCGTTACGGATGCGCTGATATGTGCAGCTGCGAGCGATGCCGTCGAACATTAGCTGAATTACTCGAAACTTTCGCACGGGAGCGCGTGCTGGCGGAAGCGAAGGCCATTAAAGCGGAAGTTCAAGCAGCATTTGATCGGCAACCAGAAGCAGGGCCTACAGATACGCGATTGGCCTATTCGTGGGTACTGGCGCGTTGCCGCCAGCGCATCAAGCAAATCGAAGGGAGAGGCAAATGACTTTCACTTACGCAGGAGAGACATTCATAGTGTTGCGGCGCGGTACAGGGCGCTACAAAGGCTATCTAGTCTGCCGGACGTGGCTTGGCGTTTGTCTTTTTAGGGAGGACCGACATGCCGAAAGGCGTCTACATTCGCACCGCTGAGCATATACGCAAATTCAATGCCGCTGGCCGGGCGAAATGCTTGAAACATGGGCATTGCACACGTAAATCAAGCCGCACCTACGAAAGTTGGCGAGCGATGATTAAGAGATGTAACTTGCCAAAAACAACTGATTTTCATCTCTACGGTGGGCGTGGGATAAAAGTTTGTGAAAGATGGAAGTCTTTTGAAAACTTCCTTGCTGATATGGGGGATCGCCCGATAGGAAAAAGCCTTGACCGCTTCCCGGACCTGAATGGCAACTATGAGCCAGGGAATTGCCGTTGGGCGACCGCATTAGAACAAGCTGTTAATCGCAGAAAGCAAGGGAGGAAATTAGAGGGAAAGGATGTTTTGAAAATCAAAGACATGCTCGAAAGTGGCGTGAGACAGGTAGATATTGCAAGGCGATTTAATGTAGCACAAACGACAATCAGCAGTATCAAGCTCGGGAAAATCTGGGTTCTGGAATCGCAGACAAAATGAAAGCGTGCGAATGAATGAGGGGCGCAGGACGGAGCGCCGGGGAGAGGGATGAATGAGTTGCTTGCAATGCGGCAAAAAGATTCGCTGGTGGCAGAGAAGGCTCGTCTATCCTAACGGCGAAGTGATTCATACGTACCCATGCATGTTTATTTTCATCCGCGAACGGACTGTAGTGCGTCTGGAAGAATTGTTGCAACAGCGCGCGGAGGCCCCAGGTGAGCGATAAGCAGGTATTGTGTTCGGCGCTGGAGCGCGAGCGAGGCAAGGAATGACCGTCAAACAGAACTCTAGGCCGAAGTTGCGGGAGAAGTTCAAAGCATCTGTGTGGTGTGTCGCGGATGCTGAAGGCGTGTATGCCTATTTGGATGTCAATTCGCCGCGCCTGAAAAAGAAGGATTGGGTTGATGGCGACAAAGTGCGCGTGACAATCGAGTGGATAGGGCGGGAGCGCGGTGCAGCGCGGAAGGAAAGGCTTTCCAGAACTACCGGAGGAGCGTAGACTTCAAATCGAAAGTGAGGGCAAATGAGGAAACGAGCAATTCGGGTTAGCAGTTTCGGGCTTTTATGCTTTGCTGCGGTAGCGCTGGCGGGATGCCCTGGGAGTGTGGTGCACAAGGTCACAG